GTGCTGATCGCGCTCGGCATCCTCTTCGCCATCGCCTGTGTCTACGGCGTCGCGTGTGCGGCGGTGAGCGTCCTGTTCTTGGACTGCATCGGCCTCGGCCTTTGGCTGTGGGCGGAGTTCTCGGACTGATGGAACTCCCTCCCATCCCCCTCAACCAGTGCTCCACCCGCGACCTCCCGTGGCTGAGCAAGCAATGGCTGGACGAGGGCTATTGCTGGCGGTGCGAATCGACCGACGCCGGCCAGCTCGTGCAGGACCCCCTCGCCCCGAAGGGTGACCCGATCAAGGTCTGCGCCACCTGTGCCCTCGAGCGGCGCAACCGCCTGGTCGACGACCTCGCTGCCTGATGGTCGCTGTCGGCGATACCGTTCTCTACCGGCTGAGCCCGAACGACTGCCATCGCATTGGCGAGGCAGCTGCGAGGCACGGATGGGGCAACTCTCCTAGCCCTGGCGATGTCGTACCACTCATCGTCGTCCGCGTCTGGCCCGACGAGTATCGGGGCACCGGATGGGTCCAGCGAGGTCCCAGTGGCGAGAAGATCGTCCCCGAATCCGCAGTGGGCGTGAACGGCCAGGCCATTCTCGACGGGAACGATTCGCTGTGGATCTGTTCCGCCCCCCAGCACTCCTCGGCCGTGGGCTGTTGGACGTACCGCTGATGGCGCGATCCAAGGGCATCGACCGGCCGAAGAAGACCGCCGTGAGTCAGGTTCGACGGAGCCTGCTCGCCCGGGAGCACCAGGCGCCCACCCGCCCGAAGCGCCCCAAGCACCCGAGCCGGCCAAAGACCCCCCGGGGACGGTACACCTGATGGCGACCGTACCCCGGGGCACCCTCACCCCCCTCACTGAGGCCGAGATCGAGCAGGCCGATGCCGACGACCGCCATGCCGAGGCGTGGTATCTGTGCAACACCGGCTGGAGCCAGCGGAAGGTCGCCGAGCGGTTCGGCGTCACCCCCACCACGATCCGCAACTGGCTCGACCGCTATGCCAAGGAGCGGCGCACCAGGGCCGAGGACGTCGAGTACGAGACGGAGCGGCTGATCGGCCAGATGGAGGCCGTGGCCAGCAAGGCGTGGGAGTCCCATGGCCGCCTTCCCGACAACTCCATGGCCGGACCGTCCTACCTCAAGACCGTCATCGAGGCCGTGCAGGTCATCGCCCGCCTGCGTGGGATCGACGGGCTCAAGAAGGAGGCCAGCGGAACTCGATCGACGACCGTGGTGGTCCGGTTCGGCGGGGGAGTGCCGTCGCGCCGCGATGACGTCATCGACGTCGGCGTGCTCGAGGAGGAGACCGCCGCATGAGCTGGCTCCGCCGGGACATTCCCACTCCCGTCGTTCCCTCGGCTGAGATCATCTGCTTCCGTTGCCGCGGCAACGGGTTCCACTTCGTCGAGCCTTCGGGCCCGGCTGAGGGCTTCTGGACCTGCGAGCCGTTCCGTGGGTAGGCCGGCCGGCGAGGAGAGCATCTCCCGCACCGGGGCGTCCGAGTGGCGGTTCGAGCTCAACATGCACCCTGCCCAGCAGGAGGTATTCGAGGATCCTGCCCGGTTCAAAGTGGTCGCCGCCGGCCGGCGGTTCGGGAAGACCATGCTCGCCACGGCCAAGGCGGTAATTGTGGCCGCAAGTAAACCCGATGCCGTCGTCTGGTGGGTCTCTCCCTCACACAGTCAGAGCCGCATGGCTCTCCGCATGGTGGCAAAGCTCATCCCCACCAAGCATCGCGAGGTCAACAAGACCTTCGGGGAGATCTATCTCTCCACGGGCGGCCGCATCTCCTTCAAGTCGGGGGAGCGGTGGGACAACCTCCGAGGCGAGGGTCTTGATCTGGTCATCATCGACGAGGCCGCATTCGTCGCCCAAGACCTCTGGACCCAGGCCATCCGGCCGGCCCTGTCGGACAAGCAGGGCGAGGCCCTCCTCATCTCCACCTTCGATGGCGAAAACTGGTTCTACGACCTCTACAGGTTCGCGCTCGATCCCGAGAACACCGAATGGCAGGGCTGGCGCTTCCCCACGGCCGAGAACCCCTACATCCCCGTCGCCGAGATCGAAGAGGCGCGCCGCTCCCTGCCCAAGGAAGTCTTCGGCCAGGAGTACCTCGCCTCCCCCCTCGCCTTTGCCGGTGCCGTATTCGACGGGGAGAAGCTCGACCTGGCGTACCGCGCTCGGACCGAGCTCGTGGTGCCGGACACCCCCTCCTGCGAGGCCGGCCTCGACTGGGGATGGAACTTCACCGTGCTCGAGGTCAACGTGGAGCTCGCCGACGGACGCATCGCATGGATCGACGAGGAGGTGCTCGAGCGGATCGAGCTCGTCGCGAAGTGTCACATCATCGCCGACTACTGCATCCGGTACAACATCCAGACCATCTATGCGGACGCGGCAGGCGCGGACGAGAACGTCACCTTGGCCAAAGTGCTCGAGGAGCGCAACGCCCCCACCTACGTCCAGCCGGTGCCCTTCAACGCCTACAAGAAGGCGGGTGTCCTGACCCGGGTTCACTATCTCGAGCGCGACCGGGAGATCCTCTCCGAGAGGAACGTCCAGCTTCTCATCGACTCCAAGGCATACCACTACGACGCCAAGAAGGGCACGGGTGACGACGTGTATGCCAAGGGCCACGACCACTCCGTCGACGCAGCCACGGCGTTCTACGCCAGCCGGCACTACGTCCTCGGCGACTCCGACACCGAGGAAACGGAAGCCGCATGAACCTCTTTGACCATCTCCGCACGCTTTGGTCGTCCAAGGAGCCGACCTGGCCACCGCCCGAGGTCCGCAAGCACTGGGACGAGATCGACGGCTACCGCAAGCGGTATCGCAACGACCGGGCGGAGATGATCGCGGCGAACCCGAACCTCTCCACCGACCAGCACAAGGTCGAGACATTCGTACCCGTGCCCTGGCCGCGGGAGCTCTGCCGGTTCTCCTCGTCCCTCCTGTTCTCGGAGACTCCGCAGGTGTCCTATCCAGGCGACCCCGATGACCTTATGGACCTGCTCAGGGTCAACGATTTCGGGGCCTTCTGCATCAGCGGAGGAGTGGATGTCGCGTGCGAGGGCCGGCTCGGAATCCGCATCTTGTGGGACCGCGACATCTCGGAGAACGTCCCCCTCGTCACCACGGTCCCCGAGGATCAGATCGTATGGGACATCCGGCATGGGTCCTTCTATGCCGGCGGCATGGTCATCATCGAGCGCAAGCCCGACCACACCAAGGACGACGTGTACCGCCTCCTCGAGGAGCACACGAAGGGCCTGGTCGAGCGCCACCTCTACAAGGGCGTCCGCTCCGAGCTCGGCAAAGAGGTTCCACTCACCAAGGTGCCCGAGTTCGCCGATCTCGAGCCCGTATGGGAGACCGGCCTCGACACACCCACCCTCATCCCATGGGAGAACGTGCCCGGCGCGGAGTCCGACCTGTTCGGTCTCGGGCCCCTCTTCGACGACATCAATGAGGCCGAGACCCTCATGCTCGACCGGGGGCGCAAGTCGGTCCCGCGCCTCTTCGTCGACAAGTCCCTGATCGACGACACGGGCCGGCACCAACTCGACGCGGCCATCATCACGGGCGGGTCGCGTATGCGAGCCCCGATGGGCTCGGGCAACTCCGACCTCATCAACACCGTCGACATCAAACTCCAGTTCAAGGAGCACACCGACTGGACGAACCATCTCGCTCAGCTCATGGTCACCTGTGCGGGCTATGCGCCCACCACCTGGGGGATCCAAGGCGAGACGGCCAGCGTGCAGCGTGCGGTCTCCGGCTATGCGATGAAGCTGGCCCAGCTCCGCACCCTTCTCACCCGTTCCGGCAAGGAACACATGGCGCTCCAGGCCCTCGGCTGGGGCACAGCCATCGCCATGTCCATCATCCGGGGCGAGAGCGAGGTCGCCGGCCAACTCCCCGACATCGAGCTCGGCGACGGCCTCCCGAGCGATCCTCTCGACGGCGCCCAAGAGGTGCTCTATCTGCGGCAGGCCGCGGCGGCATCGACGCAGACCCTCGTGGAGACCGTGCATCCGACCTGGGGCCCCGAGGCAGTGCAGGAAGAGGTCGACGCCATCCTCGAGGCTGGCATGTTCCCGCCCGGCGCGGGCCAGGGGCAGGGTGTGGGCCAGCTCGGCAAGCACGTCGTCGACATCCTCCGCGGCAAGGGTTCGACCCCGGCGGGTGACGGCATCGACCCGACCAGCGGTGTCGATTGAGCACGCAGACACAGAAGAAGACCAATCGGCAGATCCTCGAGGAGATCGCCGCCCTCATCGCCACTGAGCAGGTCGGCTATGGCCTGCGGCTCGGACTGGCTGATCTCCTTGCGCTACTGACCCCCTCGATCAGTGATGACCTGATCCGCTGGCTCGCGGCCCTCGTCGAGAACGGCAACCAGATCGGCGACCTCGGGGTGCCGGATGGTCCCTGCCAGCAGATCGAACGCTCCCATGCCCCTGCATGGCTCGCCCTGTACGTCGTGGCCGCGCATGACCGGCTGGCGCAGGCGACCGATGTCGCCGCCGCGCAGCAAGCCGAGGAGCGGTACTACGCCCTCCATCTCCAAGCGGAGGAACGACGGCAGCGCGCCGCGGCACTGCAAGACATGACGGCGCGCCTCCTCGGAGATCGCACCGAGACCACACTCGCCTATCTCGGATGGCACGCGGTCCTCGACGAGCACACTACGCCGGAGTGTCGCGCCGCCGATGGTTCCAACTTCCGGGCCGATCAAATGCCACTCATCGGGTGGCCCGGCGCGGTGCACGCGGCCTGTAGATGCACCTGCGGGCCCCCTATCCCGGGTGCGCCGCTGTTGCCGTCGATCTGAGATAGGCGTCGGCCCGCCCGCACCATTCGGCGTTCTCAATCACGCCCACTCGCAGTTGCAGGGATGGCAGAGAAGCCCCCTGACCTGACCCGTTTGGTGGTCATGGTCGACATGGAATGTGCCTCGGCCTAGCGGCGTGTCCGTCCCGCAGATAGCACAGACCCCTCCCTGCTCCGCGAGCATTTCATCGAACTGCTCGATTGTGAGCCCGTATCGACGTCTCAGAGATTGCCGGCGGTGAGTCTCGGCCGACCTCCTCCACCTCACGATTTTTGGTTCGCGACTGGCCGCTCGGGTGCGTTCACCGCGATCCCGGGCGAGAGCCGTTCCGGCGGCTGCCCCTCGGAATGTTCCCCTTTCGATCAGGTGATCCTTGAGGGCGCGACGAGGCACCTTCAAGACTTTGGCGATTTCCTCATATCCGAGATCGGTCTCTTCGTAGGTGCGAATGGCGATGGGCATATTGGTCATCGGATGGCCCGGGTTCGGCATGGACAAACCCTACAACGAGGGGTCGCCGCCGAAGTCGAATCTGAAACTGTCGGGTTCCCCGATAACGCGCCCCGTACTCTCGCCGCCACGACCGTACTTGACGGGAAATCAAGGGGAGTGTGAGTGCCAGAACCGACAGCAGAAGAGAAGGCCGCGGCAGAAGCAGCAGAGGCGAAGCGAATCGCCGATGAAGCCGAAGCCAAGCGACTCGAGGATGAGCGCAAGGCCAAAGAGGTCAAGTTCACGCAAGCGGACCTCGACAGGATTGCCGGCGAAGCCCGAGCAAACGGTCGATCCACTGCGGAGACGGATCTCCTCAAGACGCTGGGGGTGACGGACCTCGATGCCGCCAAGGCTCTCCTAGCGGAGGCCAAGGCAGCGGAAGACGCCAAGTTGTCTGAGGTCGAACGGCTGACCAAAGAGCGCGACGAGGCGAAGCAGGAAGCGGACCGGACTTTGCAGACCGCGACGCAACTGCTCGCCCTCACCAAGCTCGAAGGTGCGCTGAGGGACTCGGGAATCAACCCCGAGCGCATCCCCGCAGCGATGAAGCTGGTCGATACCACGGGCCTCAAGGTGGATGGGCTCGAAGTCGCCGGCATACCGGAGGCGATCGAGGCGGTGAAGGCCAGCACCCCCGAATGGTTCGGGAAGGTGACTCCGAGGCCGAGCTCGCCCGATGCCACTGGCGGCGCTGTCGGGGACGTCGACTACCGCAAGGCGTCGAGGGACGAGCTGGCCGAAGCAGCCAGGAAATACAACGTCAAACTCTAGCCCCTGAAAAAGGACACCCCCTGAGATGAGCTTTCGCGACGCACTCCCCGCCTCGCTCCAAGAGATCGTGCAGAACGGCCTCCTCGACCGCGTGTTCGACGACGCCCTCGTTCCCCTCTTCCTGTATGACACCCTCGCCGACATCCGGCCGTGGGGTGCGCAGCTCGGTTCGCAGTCCATCCTCACCCGCGCCGGGCTGATGGCTCCGGTGACGACTGCCGTCACCGGCTCCGACGCCAGCGCCTCGGCCTACGGGTTCGAGCAGTACTCAGTGAAGATGGATCAGTTCGGTAACTCCATCGACACCAACATGGCCGTGAGCGCGCAGGCTCTCGCCTCCAAGTTCCTCGAGGACAACAAGCAGCTCGGCATCAACGCCGCGCAGTCCATGAACCTCATCGCCCAGCTCTCGTTGTACGGGGCCTATGGCGAGGGAACGACCTACGCGACGGCAGGCAGCACCTCCTCGACCACGCTGGACGTGGCCGACGCCTCCGGGTTCGCCTTCGCTCCCGTCACGCTGTCCACCACTTCCGGGGTGGAAGCGGCGACCGGCGTCGCGGTTCCTCAGCTCCAGCCCGTCTCCGGGTCCAACCCCCTGACGGTGACCGTCAACGGTGTCGCGAACACCGTGACCGGCGTGACCATCACGGCGGGCCATGCGAGCGACACGCTGACCCTCGGCACTGCGGTCTCCGCAACGACCGGCTGGGCCGTCGTCTCGTCCATCGCTCCGGTCCAGTACCGGCCGAACGCTCGCACCTCGGCCTCGACCCTGGTTGCCGGCGACGTCGCCACCCTGGCTCTGTTCGAGTCGGCTGTGACCCGGTTGCGTTCGCAGAACGTCCATCCGGTCGGGGGCGCCTACACCGCCCACATCGCGCCGCAGACGCTCAATGAGCTGTTCCAAGACGCGAACTTCCGCCAGGTCTACCAGGGGCGTGCGGACACGCCGGCCTACGAGAACTTGACCCTCGGCTCGGGCGCCTCCGGCAATAGTGGCATCGAGTTCCTCGGTCGGTTCGTCGGCATCGACTGGGTGCTGAACAACGTCACCCCGACCGGCACCAACCCCTCGGGCGTGACGTACTACCGTCCGATCGTGTGCGGCGATGGGTGCCTCATCAAGGCCCCCTTCGAGAGCATGGGTAGCCTGGTCTCGACGCTGAACGCCGGCTCGACCGTCCAGGTCGACATGATCGGCGGAGTCGCCCGCATCCTCCGGGCACCGCTCGACCGGTTCGGACAAGTGCTCTCGAGCACCTGGTCGTGGATCGGTGGGTACACCGTCGGAACCGACATGCTCACGGGTGACAGCGCCGCCTACAAGCGGGCCGTCGTCGTCGAGCACGCCTAGTCAGGAGCGACATGGCAGCCAGCACGTCCAAGGCACCCGAGATGGTGCCGGAGAATGTGGTCGAGAAGGTCGAGGCCGAGGTCGAAGCGGACATCGTGACCGCCGAGAACGTGGTCTATCGGGAGTTCGTGGCGATCCGCGACTTCTGTGCCAACCACCTGACCCAGCTCCTCTCCTTCAAGAAGGGGGACCCGGTGACGGGTGAGGTGGGAGAGCGCCTGTATGCGACGGGCGCGCCGCTCAAGCCCGTGGAGACCGATGGGGTGAAGTGAGCGACGTCCAGCCGGAGATCCCCAATGTTCCGGCGGCGGGGGACACTCCGCAGTCCTATGTCACCAGCAAGGACGCGGAAGACCGGCTGAGCACCCGGTACGGGCTCACGGTGGACCTGGCTGACGGCATTCTCCTGGCCGCCACAATGGCGGTCGATGAGGAGGCGCCGTTCATCGGCGTCAAGTACACGGTCACTCAAGAGCGGGAATGGCCGCGCACCTTCAAGTATGGGTGGCCGAACATGCTCGGGGCCCCGTCCCCGATCATGGTCAGCAACCAGCTCGCGGGTGCCTTCTACCTCGACTACGAGGGGGTCGTCCCCGAGCAGGTCGTCGATTGGGTCTGCCTCGAGGCGTACCGGATGGTCACCCTCCCCTTCGACCGGAGCGTTGTCTCGGAGAGTGTGACGGGCATCTCGGTCCGCTACGACATCCGAGACGGCATCTCCCAGCTCGATCGGATCCAGGCATCGCTCCTCTCGCCATTCCTGATCCGCCAGGGGCACAGCCAGCCATTCATAAATTTTACGTGATGCTGACCTGCATCTATGCCATCGTCCATGCCGACACCGGACGGCGGTATATCGGTCAGACTGTCGACTTCGAGCGCCGCGAGGCCAACCATCGTACGCGCCTCCGTGGTGGCTATCACCATGGCAAGCACCTCCAGGCCGCATGGGATCAGTACGGCGAAGCAGCCTTCTACTGGGAAGTGCTGGAGGAGTGCGATCCGGAGGCCCTGACCTCCCGCGAGCAGTTCTGGATGGATGCCCTCCGCCCCGAGTTCAACTCAGCCCCGGCCGCCGGCAGTCCCCGCGGATTCAAGCACACGCCCGAGACCCGACAGAAGATGGCTGATGCACACCGCGGTGGGAAGCACACGGCCGAGACCCGTCGCAGGATGAGCGAAGCGGCAAAGCGACGGTGGGATAGCTATTCGCCGGAACGCCGCTCCGAGCTCACCGAGATCCGCAGGAATCGAGCGGCGTGAACATCTCCCCCTTCCTCAAGCAGACGGTGGAATGGCTGCCGAAGACGGGAACCGACAACCGATCGGACCCGATCTATGGGCAGCCGCAGACGGTCCCCTGTCGGAAGGTGCAGAAGCTCCGCGACATCTTCGGCGCCGACGGGGAGACGATCACGGCCACCACCTCGGTCCTTCTCACCGAGAGTCCGGCCATTGGCGACCTCCTCGACAGCCGGGAAGTGGTCGCGATCACCAGCCTCATCGACATCGACGGCTCCCTCATTGGCGTCACGGCGCTCACCCGATGAAGACCGGCATCTACAGGATCGTCCACCGAGATTCCGGTCGTTGCTATGTGGGGCAGGCGCGGGACATCGGCGCTCGCTGGCGACAGCACCGGTTCGACCTGGCCCACGGCAAGCACCATTCCCGCTATCTCCAGCGGTCATGGGACAAGCACGGGGAAGAGGCATTCGATTTCGAGATGCTGGAGCCGTGCAGCGCGGACTTCCTGACGGTGCGCGAGCAGCACTGGGCTGACCTTCTGGACTCCGTTTTCAACAGCCGAGAGATCGTCGACTCCAACGCGGGACTCAAGCGCTCCTCCGAGACTCGAGCCAAGATCGCGGCAGCGGGCCGCGGGCGCGTGACATCGGAGGAGACCAAGGAGAAACTGCGCCTCGCCGTGACCGGTCAAAAGCGCGGCCCTGAGACCGCGGCCAAGCACAGGGCATGGCATCGGGAGGTCGGGTTCTCCCCCGAGGCCCGTGAGCGCATCGCGGCGGGTCAGCGCGGTCGGAAACATTCACCCGAACGGATAGCGAAAGCACTCGCATCCCGCAAAGCCTTCTATGAGCGCAAGCACGCTCAGACCGCCTGAGGGGGTGACCCATGGCAGACACCTTTGCGGAACGGATAGACCAACTCCGCAGGCAGGTGGGACGGGGAGACCTGGTCGGAGCAGTTACCTTCGACCAGGTCTATTGAACGCGAGGTATCAAGACGGATGGGGTGATCCGGGCGACGACACGGGCGTCATCACTCCCTCAGAGATCTCCCATGGCCCCGCCGGCAAGCCAGGGCCCACGTTCGATCACCCCCGGGGCGGCCAGGCCGGCTATCTGACCGAGACCCTGACCCGGATGGGGCCCGAGGTCGCGCAGGAGTGGGCCGACTCGATCGGCGAGGAGCGGCCGCTGGACACGGTGGCCATCGGCCAGGTTGAGAAGATTGGCATGGAGGCGGCCGGCCTTGCCCCCCGCGAGTTCTGGATGTTGGCCGGCTCCGCCCATCCCTCGGTTCACAGCGACGGGGATCTCATCTATGACCGGCCGCCCGTCATACCCCGTGTGGCCGAAAGCGTGCTCCAGGCCATGAAGCGCAGCACCGAGGCCGATGTCACCCATGCCAACGGTGATCTCCGCCGGGTCCACGAGCTCTCGCCCGAGGTGCTCGATCTGTTCGGTGGAGGAGTGGCCTGATGGCCCTTCCTCTCGACGATCTCGTCTCCTGGCTCACCGCCAATACCTCCGGCGCCACCATCCTCGCCAACTGGTCTCCCCCCGAGCCCGATGCGGTCGTCGTTGTCTCGGGCGGCAGCGGGGGCACCCCCGTCATGGATGGGGCCTTCGAGCCGATGCACATTCACGTCCGATGTCGGGACACGACCGATGCGGCGGCCGAGGCCACCGCTCTCGCCATCCATGCCCTCTTCTGCGTGCAGGACGGCACCGTGCAGATGGGAGAGACCCGGGTCCTGAGCGTGGTGCCGATCAGTGGGCCGCCCATGTTCCTCCTCCGCGATACGCAAGAACGCACCACCTACATCGCCACCTATTCGGCCATGACCCCCACCGCCGCGGCCACATAGCACGAAACTGTCGGGTTCGCAAGCACCGCGCCTGCGATGCTCCCCCCGATGTCCGACACCCTCACCTCGGCCGCGTCCGATGCGCCCATCGTCGTACCGGATCAGAGCCTCAGCCCGGGTGAGCAAATCGAAGCGATCGAGGCCGCCACCGGTGAGGTCGCCGTCCTGGCGGTGACCACCTGGCGGATCAGCGAGTTCATCTCCGGCATCGAGGGATGGCTCCCGATCACCCCCGAGGGCACAGCAGGGCCAGCAGCGACAGTCGACCAAGTGATCGCGGCGGGGGAATCCTCCGGCGTGACCCTCGAGCGGAGGTAACCCGTGGGAACAGCAGCAGCCGTCATCGTCGGCCTGGCACAGGCGTACATCGCCCCATCGGGCACCGCGGCGCCGGCCATCACGTCAACCTCTACCGTCGTCTCCTGCACGCCGACGACTCCGTGGGCGGCCATCGGATTCACCGAGTCCGGTGTGACCATCAACGTCGACCGCAAGGTCACGAACATCATGGTCGAGGAGCAGTCGACGCCGATTCTGGTGGTCCCTGACACCACGGATGTCACCATCGACATCACCCTCTCCGAGGACACGATCCTCAACATGCAGACGGCCTACGGCGGCGGGACGATCACCACTGTCGCCGCGGCCTCGCCGAGCACCCCGGGCCAGACGATCCTCACCCTGGCCGATGCGCTCGAGACCCTGGCGATCTGCTTCACCGCGACCAACTCCTTCGGGTTCACGCGCCTCGTCTACATCCCGACCGTCATCTCGGGCGGCAAGGTCAAGACGACCTACTCCCGGGCCAAGGCCAACCGGAGCTATCCGGCCACCTTCTCGGCCGTGTGCCCCATGTCCTCCATCGTCATCACCGATGCGACGGCCGTCGAATGAGCGGCTTCACCGCAGCGGGGTCGGTCCCGAGCCTCGACTACGACTTCACCGCTGCTCCTCGGCTGGACGGCGCCGGCAACCTCACTCTCAAGGGAGTGCTGCCTGAGCCGACCGATGAGCGCCTTGTGGCGTTCTACGAGGCGCTCAATGCCATGCGGAAGGCCGCGGCGAAGGACGATTCCGACGTCAATGCGGAGGCCGACGATGCCGACGCCCAGCGGACCGTCATCGAGAAGACCCGGGCGGTCGTGGTCGACTTCGCCGCCGGCACTATCTCGCCCGAGGACATCGCGCAGATCCCGCCCCGCTATCTCTCCGCCTTCGTGGCCTGGTTGCTCAAGGAGCTGGGGGGCGGGGACCCAAAAGACTAGGAGACCGCTACGAGGCCCTCGCGGGCACAGAGAACGAGCGGCTGCTCCTCTATGTGTTCCGGCGTCGGCTCGGAATGGGAGTGGATGAAGTGCGCTCGCTCCCATGGTGGCAGAAGCGGGTCTATCTGGAGGGCCTGGCCGTCGAGTACGGCGACGATGAGGCAGACGAAGTGATCGACGCCTCCACCCCCGAGGGTCTGGCCGCTGCCGGTCTCGGCTTCTCCGTTGGCACCGTGAGCGCCGCCTGATGGGTTTCGACGCCGGGGCAATCACCGCCCACCTCAAGCTCGACCGCGAAGAGTTCGACGAGGATCTCGACGATGTAAAGAAGCGCGGCCAGGAGCTCGACGATACCGTCTGGTCTCCCAAGGTCAAGCTCGACCTCGAAGAGTTCGACGAGGACGTCGATGAGGTCGACGAGAAGAAAGACGAGCTCGAGAAGCCTGTCGAGTTCGAGGTCTCGGTCGACAAGGACAAGCTCGACGAAGAAGTCGATGAGGTCAAGGGGAAGAAAGACGAGCTCGAGAAGCCTGTCGACATCCCTATCGGCGCATCATCCGAATCCTTCGATGAGAAGGCCGCCGAGCTCGAGGAGTCCAAGAGCGCCCTCGAGTCGCCGGTCGAAATCCCGGCAGAGCTCGAGACCTCCACCGTCGACCGAGACGCCGCCGAAATCGAGGGCGTCAAGGAGGCGCTCGAATCTCCGGTCAAGATCCCGGCTGAGTTCGACCAGCCGGCCCTCGCCGTCGAGGGCGAAGCGGCCCATGAGACCGCCAAGCTCACGGCCGGCGAGCCGATCGAGATTCCCCTCAATCTCAATCTGGCCGAGCTCTATATCGAGGCGGCAGCCGCCAAGGCATTCCTGGCAGGAGTCTTCGGCGATAGTGAGCTCGGAGCGGCGCGCACCAACATCCTGAGCTCCATCCTCGGCCAGGGCCTCAACCTTTCCGAGCTGAACGATGTCATGGGGTTCGCCGGCTTCCCCCCGGCGCAGATAGATCAGGTCTCCAGGGCACTCGAAGCAGCGGCCGCCCCGCCGGCCATCCCGCCGGCCAGCATCGTCGATGCGTTCGCCCAAGAGGTGCCCCCCGGCGCCGCATCCTCCTTCCTGCCCCCGACCCCGGCGCTCGGCGTGGGCTCGGACCTCGAGGAGCAGCTCGCCGAGGAGGAGCGTCTCGGCTACGAATCGGCCGTCCGACAGGCCGAGGCCCAGGCAACCAACCTCATCAACAGCCTCTATGGATCGAACGGGCTCCGAAATTCCTCCTTCGGTGAGGGCTGGTTCGGCTCTGCAGAGGATCAGGCCCCGCCCCCTCCGAACCCAGCCGCCAAGGCGATCGACCAGCTTGCGGCCGACAACCTCCATGCCGCCGCCATCGCCAGGGCGGAGAACCTCGCCGAGAAGGTGGCCGCCAATGAGGCGGACTCCTCCTTCCTCAACGATTTCACGAATGGCCTGCCGGGCGCCGCCAGCATCGGCAGTGATGGTTCGGTCATCTTCCGGGCCTTCGGTGGTAGCGGCGGCGCGGTCAAGTCCGACGCCGAACAGTTCGCCGAGATGTGGAAGGCCGACGCCAAGGCCGCCCTCACCGACGGCGAGTACGAGGTGTTCGGCCAGTTCGGGGCGCAGGGCAAGACGAACCCGCTCTCTGCTCTGTTCAAGGGCAGGAGCCAGATCGAGTCCGACCTCAAGAAGTGGGCCAGCAAGGCGGGCAAGGAGGTCTCGGGCTCGTTCACCTCGGCCCTGTCCAAGGGGATCATCAGCGATGCCGAGAGCGCGCTGGGTGGCGGGAGCGGGGGAGGGTTCTTCGGCAAGCTACTGACTGGCGCGGTCAGCGGCGCCGGCAGCTTCGTCGACTCCCTCGGCAATCTCTCCCCGGCCCTCCAGTTCGGCGTTCCCCTTGCCTCGCTCGCCGTCCCTGTTCTCGGGGCGGTGGGGCTCGCCACGGGCGGCGCCATCGCCGGCACCTCGATCGGACTGGCCGGCACCGCGGCGGCATTCATCCCCGGTCTCCTCGACCTCGTGAAGGGCTACGAGGCATATTCCGGCGCCAAGACCGCGGCTTCCACCTATCAGTCGACGGTGAGCTCCGATGCGGCTGCCGTGGCGGCCGGCCTGATGACGCCGGCACAGGCGGCCACAGCCAATGAGACCGCCAAGATCACCGAGCAGCAGACCCTCGCGTCGTACACCCCTCAGGCCAACTCCATCGCCGCGGCGATCGCCCCCATCGTCTCCTCGGGGTCCTCCTATCTCGGCAAGGCCGAGCAAGAGATCGACCCACAGATCATCACCTTCCTTCATTCGCTCGGCGACGCGCTCCACTATGTCGCGCCGTTCGGCGAGGCCGCGATCAAGTCCATGTCCGGATTCTTCGATTCGATCGACCGGGGGCTCCAGAGCGGCGGCTTCAGGTCGTTCATGGCCACCATGACCAAGGACGTCGGTCCGGTCATGGATGAATTCGGTCACTTCCTCATCAACATGGGCAATGCCTTCGGTGGATTCCTCAAGCTGTTCGGAGGTGCCCCAGCACAGGCGGTCGGCAAATGGTTCGATCGGGTGTCTGGCGGCCTGGCCACCTTCCTGAACCATGTCAAGCTCGGCCCCGGCTTCATGCAGGGGATGACGACCGCCTTCGGATTCCTGGGGGCGGCCGGTGATCTGGTCTGGCACGTCTTGGTCGATCTTTTCAAGGCGCTCGCTCCCATCGGTCTGACCATCATGAAGGTGCTGACCCCGGCCTTCCAGGGGCTCACCGGGCTCATCCAGAAGATCCCGATTGGTGATCTCACCGCGGCACTCGCCATCCTCGGCGGGGTCCTCGGCGGTCTCGCTCTCGAAGCCTCCCCGTTCCTCGCCATCCCCGCCGCCATCCTTGCCATCGGGTGGGCCTACGAGAAGATCCAAGGGTTGCTGCACCCCCCGCAGCTTCCGGCCCTGACCCCGGCACAGCAGTTCCTCGGCGCCTATGGGGCCAACCTTCCCGCCAACCAACGCACCCTGGCGGAGAATGAGGCGATCGCCGCGGCGGCCTATCGGGGCGTGCCGATCCCGCAACAGGCAGCCTTGGCTCCCTACCTCAATCCGTCGAACCCCGTCTCGCCGACCGGGCGCTCGAAGCTCGGCGACTTGCAGGACACGGGGATCATCGGAAACACGCCGGCCGATCAGAGACTCAGGGCGCTCCAGCAGGCCAACTACAAGGAGAACACCCCGCTACCGCCGAAGCCTCCTCCGGGCTGGCTCCAAGAGCTCCAGCACATCTCCAAGGCATTCTTCGACGTCGGGCACGCGGCCGATATCGCCGCCAGGGATTTCGGCGGCTTTCTCAACCGCGGGTCGCAGGATCTCGCCAACTGGACTCACGACCTCGAGCACTGGCTGGGCGAGGGCGCCAAGGACATCGGGAATTGGGCTACCAACTCCCTGCCGCACGGATTCGATACCGCCCGCCATGCCATCGCGCACGGATTCGATGACATAACCGGCGGGGTCTCGAACTGGGTCACCAACTCGCTTCCTCACACGTTCGATTTGGTGCGTCATGGGATCGCTGACTGGTTCACCAACTCCCTACCGCACGGATTCGATACCGCCCGCCATGCCATCGCTTCGGGGTTCGATTTGGTGACCAGCAGCGTTTCGAACTGGGTCAGCAACTCCCTGCCGCACACCTTCGATCTGGTGCGCAGCGGGATCGCGAACTGGGTGACCAATTCCCTGCCCCACGGATTCGACAACGTGCGTCACGTCATCGCCTCGGCCTTCGACAGCTTCACGGGGGCCATCGATACCTTCGTCACGCAGAAGCTCCCTCATGCCTTCGATGGAGTGGTCAGTGGCATCACCCACTGGGTCACGTCCTCGCTTCCTAATGCCTTCTCCGGCATGGCGCGGGCGGTGCAAGGGGCGTTCGCCGGTGCCGGGTCTTGGCTCGCCGGGGTGGGCGAAAAGATCATCGACGGATTGATCGGTCCCCTGAACAGCGCCATCAATTTCGCCAACGCCCACGATCCTTCGTTCCTCGGCATCCACCTGTTCCCCCACATCCCGAACATCCCATCCTTCGATACCGGCGGCTGGGTCGGCGGTCCAGAGGGGGCGCCCTCGCTGGCCATCGTCCACGGCGGAGAGTTCGTCATGTCGAGTGCCATGGTCGCCGCGAGTGGCGGTGGGGCCGGAACCCATATCGAGGTGAACGTCGATGCCAGGGGCTCGAGCGATCCATGGGCCGTTCAGCAGGCCGCACAGAAGGGAGTCGCAAGCGTGATCCCCGATCTCCGACGCGCTCTCCAGCGCGCACCGACAGGACCGATGGCAGCATGATGATGACCTGTCTCATGTGCGGGGGGGAGCTCGAGAGAGTGCGGCTCTCGGGTGAGCACGCCCCCTGGCTGTGCTCCCGATGCCGGCATGCATGGTGGGAGGCGGAACTCAGCCCCGAAGCGCGCCGGCTGTGGCGCCGCTCGAAGCGCGACTTCGGTCATCGCGGGGAAGTCGCCGAAGCGGTCGCTCTCGAACGCCGACATGCCCTCATTCCATCCAAAGGAGCACCATGAGCAACTACCCCTCGGCCGGGATGTACGGGGCGGAGACCATCCTCGACTCGCAGGGCACCCCGGTCCCGAACACTCCCGTCACCGTCTACAACCACGGCACCACGACGCCGGCGAGCCTCTACACCGACCAGACCCGAGGGACAGCGGCGACCAATCCCGTCGACACGGACGCCAATGGAAAGCTCCTGTTCTTCGCCAATCCCGGGCTGTACGACCTGGTGGTCGAGGTCGGCGGAATCGTCACGCCACTCACCGTGCAGGTGCTCCCATACTTCGGGGATCTCGCCAGCCTCCCGCAGGTTCAGGACGCCTCGGCCATTTGGGGGTCGATTCCTTCCAATCCCACTTGGTGGTGGCAGTCGGGGGTGAGCGTGCAGACTTCCTCGACTTCGGGATTCATCGTCGTCAACTATCCGGCAGCGTTCCCCAATGCGGTCGTGGCGCTCAATGTGGACCCTGGCGAGTGGACCACCAATGTTTTCGTGTCTCAGGACGCTGCGAACAGCGGCCTGAGCTCTTTCAAGGTGCTCTGCACCGATGCCAACGGCGGTGCCTACGACTCCGCGACTGTCCGGGTTCACTGGTCGGCGCTGGGGTGTTGAGATGAAGTCTCCCTATGGTCTCGCTGGCATGTTCGGCCCCAGTGGCCTCCTCGATTCCGGGGGAGGCCCATGCCCGAACACCCCCGTGACCGTCTATGCGGCCGGCACGGAGAATGCAACGCGCCTCTATACCGACCAGACCCGAGACTCCGCCGCTGACAATCCGGTGAACACGGATGGCTTCGGGAACATCTCCTTCTTCGCCGAGCCCGGGTTCTACGACCTCTCCTATGCGGTCGGGGGCGACCCGATGATCGAGAGGGTGCAGGTTCTTCCGTACTACAGCGCCTTGGGCAATCTCCCCCACGTCAAGAACCCGAATCCGATATGGGGCGAGCTGCCGACCACTCCCCATTGGACCTGGCAGTCGGGGGTCTATCTCGGGACCTCCGACAGCAACGGCTTCGTCGTGGTCCACTATCCGACCGCGTTCGCCAATGCAATCATCGCCCTAAATGTGGATGCCGGCCAATATCCGACCCACATCGTGCCGGGAGGCTCCAATCTCGGCACCCCGGACAATCCGTTCGTTTCATTGGATGGCCTCGGGAGTGGCCTCTCTTCCTTCCGGGCCATCTGTCTCTATGTCGATGGAGCCAACACATGGAACTCGATGCCGGTGCGGCTCAACTGGTCCGCGTTGGGGTGTTGATCTAAATGCCCATCATCGTCGGCGGGATCCTCGCCACTCCCTGCTTCGCACCCACCATCCTCAGTCCGGTCAACGCGAGCTATGCGGACCTGGCCGGCATCCCGAACGCCGGGTGTCTGGTCGAATGGCAGTACAACCCATCGATCTTCGGAGTCACTCAGACCAGCTATGCCATCCGGGCCAAGATCACGGGAGCCGGTAGCTATCTCTTCTGGAATGCCTCCCTCTCGGCATGGCAATCCACCTTCGTTCTCAACTCGAGCACGGAGGAGAGCGAACTGATTTGGCCGGGTGCCTTCGAGGATGGAGTCATCTACAACATCTCGGTCTGCACCTCCGATGTCAATGGTACGGGCCCCTTCGCGCAGGACATCACCGTCACGGCCCTGTGCGCTCCGACGGCCACGATCACCTCTCCAACCGGGACGGTGGCCGATGCGATGGTGACGGTGACATGGACGCCGGGACTTCCCTCTCCCCAGCTCCCGATCCCCAGTTGGGCTCCCAGCACCACCTATCAGTTCGGCGATCAGGTGCAGCCGTCGCCCCCGAATGGCTTTGTCTATCTGCGCAGGGGCAGCACCGAGGCCCCCGAAACCTCGGGAAGTGTGCAGCCGACTTGGCCGACCACCGTCGGGGATGCGGTGTTCGATCCCACGGGCCAGACGTCGATGGGTTGGGTCTGCTATGCGCCCTTCACGCCGACCGCGAACGATACCGTCACCCCCCAGCAGATCGCTTACCGGGCCATTGTCTACACGGCAGCGCAGGTCGCGGCAGGCGGTTTCGAGCCGGGGGTCAGCGCGGCCGTATGGGACTCCGGCACGATCTCCGGGGCCTATACCAACAGCGTCCCTTGTCCCGTTGCCCTGTCGGAGGGCTCCTACTGCGCCTATGTCCAGATCACGGAGACGGGCGGCGTGACGAGCTCGTGGGCATCCTCGGCATTCACCACCTCGTTCGCGGCTCCTGCCGACCCGACGTTCACGGCCACTCCCGGGACGGGGCCTGGCGGCATGCCCATTGTCACCTGCACGGTCGTCGGGAACGATCCTGTCGGAAACGTCTCCAACGACATCAACGCCGTCCCGGGCTTGGGTCGCCTTCCCTTCGCTCCGGGGATGCCTCTTGTCCAGAGCCTCGTTGGTCACACCTTCGCCTCGATCCAATATTCGGACGATGGGGGATCTACATGGTGGCCCCTCCGCAACGGCACCAATCTCCCCTTGCCGGCGGACACTCAGACGGTCAGCGTCGTCGACCTCGAGGCCCCCCATGGTTACACCCGCCTCTATCGGTGCCAGCTCACAGCGGAGGTTTGATTCATGGGCACGATCGCCGGCAACTGGACCGATGTCACCACCAATGTTCCCGACAGTCTCGTTTGGTGGCTCGCCGACCCGGTGACGAGCCAGGTCCTCGGACTCAGCCTGGCGCCCGGGACCTTCGATACCGTCTCCCAGGACCGGCAGCAGATCGTCCCGATTATTGGGCGCCCTGATCCCGTCGTTCTCTCCGACGCATTCGGACTCCCGTCGATCTCCTTCCAGCTCACCTTCATCGGCGACTCGGATTACCAGGCGTTCGAGAACATGCGCGCCACGCAGAACGTGCTCATCCTCAAGGGCCCCTATCCGACCGGCCAGTATTACGTGCGCCTCGGGCCGACCAAAAACGACTCGACCAACCTTCCATCGCTCCGGTATTTCAACTCCGACAAGGTGGTGCGGAACGTGAGCATGGTCTGTCAGGTTGTCTCCCCGCCATGACCGACACGCTGGGTGCCAACTCCTGCACCGTCATCTGCAAGGTCGATGTCCTCGTCAACGACGTCACCATTGGGAGCATCGACAACATCCTGCCGGGCGGCTCGGTCACCCTTGACATCACTTCGGAGAACATGGCGACATGCACCTTCCAGTGCGTCGATCCGACCGGCCTCCTCATCCCGACCAGCGGAGGCGCCGGCCTCCTCCAGCCGGCCGGGGTCGAGGTCAAGATTTGGAAGGGTTTTCTCGTCGACGGCGAGCCGATCTGGTATCCGCAAGGAGTGTTTGGCGTCGGCGAGTGCGACGTCGTGACGGGTGCCGGCGGGAACGACGACCCGGGGCCCATCCTCACCGTTGATGGCACCGACCGGAGCCTCAGGATTTCCAATGCCCTCTTCAACGATGTATTCACCTCGGCGGTGGGCGCCACCGTGCCCGAGGTCATCATCGCCATTCTCGAGCAGCAGGCCCCCGGGGTCATCTACAACATCGCGCCGACGACCTTCACCTGTGCCCAGCAGATATATGCGCCGGGCACCGACCCGTGGGCGTGCATCCAGTCGATCGCGATGGCGGCCGGCATGGTGGCCTATTTCGATCCGAACGGCATTCTTGTGGTGGCCCCGAGCCCCTCCAATGGGGGGAGCGCGGTGGTCTGCGCCATTCAGGATGGCCCGGGCAACGTGGCCAACGACATCACGGCCGTCTATTCCAACAACCCGGGCTACAACGGGGTCATCGTCACGGGCACCAATCCGACGAACGATACAGCCCTCTTCGGCAGCGCCTACGACATGGACCCGACCTCTCCGACCTATGCCCCCGGGCCTTATGGATTCGTGCCGGCGCCCCCGGTCCAGATCGCCACAGTCACCGACAATGCCCAATGCACTGCGATCGCTCAGGCCCTCCTTCCGCAGGTGCTCGGCCTGACGCGCACAGTCGCGATGGACACGCTCCCCCTCCCCTTCCTCAACGCCTACGACGTCGCCTATCTCAACAGCGGGCCCGCCGCGGTGCAGGGGAGCTTCATCCTCCAGCTCGCCACGATCTCGATGGACTATTCCGTCCTTGACAACTTCACCTTCATCCCTGTGGGATCCCCCATCTCCGATCTGGTCGCCAACTCCGGCCCATCCGACGCCCAGTTCGCTCAGACCTCCAACCTGGCGGCAGGAGGCGCCCGCTATGCCTTCGTGAACACCGGCTACAAGTACAGCCCGTTCGGGTCGACCTACTCGACCAGCAGCGGGGGGCGGCTGGCGGGACTGGAGGGCTTCCGGCTCCTTGCCGAACCGCTCCGGCGCATCTTGTGGGACGGCAGCCGGATCTTCCGCGATTTCCCCAACTTCCACTTCGGCGGCAGCGACTGGCTCGAGGACGCCGACGAATGACGGCCCGCTCCCAGCTCGAGCTCTCCAAGCTCATCACCGTTCTCAACACCCACATCCGGGGGCACCTGGCCGCCAAGCCAGACATCGCCTTCGGCACCGTGACCTCGGTATCGCCGCTCCTGGTCCTGATCGACGGGGCCCAAACGCCGGCTCCAGTCCTCCAGCAACGGCAGTATGCGGGGACCGGCGCCGTGGGGGACAGGGTAATGATGCATATCGTCAACAATCTCTACGTGGTGGCCGATGCGGTGATCTGAGGCACGAAACTGTCGGGTTCCCGGCCAGCCCCACCCGTATCCTCCGGCCGTGTCGTTGCTGTTCACTCGCGCCAATTTCCTCCGGCTCATGGAGTCGACCGAGGGCACCCCGTACAAGTTCGGCGGGAATCAGCCGTTCGACGGGGGGGCCGACTGCTCGGGCGATGTCCAGTGGGCGGCGGAGCAGTGCGTCGACCTCGAGGGGAACCCGATCAAGTTCCCACGCACCACCGATGACGAGTGGGCCGATCTCGACCGGGTGGCCGACCCGACCCTGACGGGGATGCAACCGGGCGACCTTCCCGAGATGCGGGTGCCGGGGGATGGCGGGGAGGACGGCTGGCCGGATCATGTCGGCGTTGCCCTTGGCAATGGAGTCATGGTCGACGACCCGCACACGGGCGCTGTCGTGAGGGTCGAGGAAATCCCGAACATCCCGGGCGTCATCTTCCCCATCGGCTATGTCCGCATGGCCTTCCTCACCGAGCCCGCACCCCCCCCTTCTTCCGACTCTCAGGAGGTCATCATCATGGGAGGAATCCCCACCGGCTGCACCGACCAAGGGGCTGTGCGCGAGCACATCCGCGAGGAGTGGAACGAGTACCACACCGATTCGATGACGGAGGCCGAGGAGAACCTGTTTCTCTTCTGCTTCTACGAGTCGACGGCGAACGGCGGCTATGGCGGGAACCCCGATTCCCTTGATGCCGCCATCGTCGACGAGGCGAAGGAGCGGGGCACCCTGCGGCCGGACAAGGCCGGCTCGGTCTGATCTTGTGGTTGTCGCGGCGTTCACCCTATCGGTCGTCTCGATCTTCACTGGGATCTACATGGTGGCCGGCATCCTCTGTGGGATCGCGGTCGTCGCCGGGTTCTTCATCGCCCTCTGGAAGCTGTCTCGGTCGATGGGACGCCTGCATGAGGCCATGTTCGGGTACGACGAGGGCTCGACCCACGTCAAGGGGGTCTATGAGACCACCGTGGGGAACGGCCATGGCGACGTGCTCGAGGTGGCGCTCGATGCCAAGGCGCAGATCGGGAGTGTGGCCGACAAGCTCGATGCTCACATCTCCGCAGATGCGGCGACCTGGGAGCTGATCCGGGCCTCCCTCCAGAGCCTCGGGGCCAAGGTCCCGCCCGAGGTGCCGGCGGCATGATCCTCCTCTCGGTCCTCGGCGTCGTCGTCTTCATGGCGCTGCAGGACGTCTTCGGCGTGGGGCTGACCATCTCCCAGGCTCGAGGACTGGCCACCTACCCCGGCCTGTTCGATGCGGCGGGCGACTTCGTGAGTCGGTACGGCGGCGCCATCTCGGCCGTGGCGGCAGTCAACTACGGCATCCTCAGCGGGTCCTTCTTCCTCATCACCCTGGCCGTGGCGGCGACCTCCTACTTCACCTCCAACCTTGCCACCGGCAAGGAGTCCCGGCTGCTCCCCGCCAGCCGAATCGAACAGATGAAACGGAGGCACCATGGCTGACGCGCGCCCGATGCGAGGACTGCTCCCCTTCGATCCCCTCAAGCACGCTCGGTTCAAGACGGCCCGGGCGTATGGGTTCGCTCTCCCCTCTCCCACCTACCCGATCAACAAGAACCCGACCGGGATCACGGATTGGGGCATGGGGGGCAATGGGCCCGACCCGTCCCTGACGATCACCACCCCGAACGGACCGGGCGCGCCCGTTGGCGACTGCGGACCCTGCGGGGTGCCGTTCCACGCCGACATGCTCACTGCCGCCATCCTCGGGGTGAAGTGGACGGCGATGACCTCCAACCAGGTCGTCCAGCTCTATCTCGAGTACACGGGCGGCCAGGACACCGGGGTCGACCTCGGGGACTGGCTGCTCTGGCTGTTCAACAAGGGCCTGATCGAGGGCTTCTTGAAGCTCGAGCTCACCGAGGTGGACGCGGCCCTCGACACCTTCGACGTGGTGGTCGGCGGCTGGATCCTCACCGACAACACGGATCAGGAGTTCGGCCAGGGCATTCCCTTCGACGTCAGCGCCGACTTCCCGCCCGACCCGAGCGAAGGGCACTGCATGGACTTCGAGGGGGTGGTCTCGGCCGGCGGCGACACCGAGCTCATCACCTGGGGAGGCAGTGCCTCCTGCACCCCCAAGTTCCGCGAGCAGTGCCTCCAGCAAGCCTTCGCTGTCGTCACTCGTCCGCAGGTCGAGGCGCAGGGTGGCGACTTCGATGCCCTGATCGCTGATCTCAAGGCCCTCGGAGGGACCGCTGTCACGCCGGACGTCACCCCCCCCTCCCCGGAGCCGGCACCCCCGGCTCCCGTTCCGCCCACGACGACCTCCTGGTGGCTCCGGTTCCTCGATTGGCTCGAGCGGAGGCTCGGTGCCAATGGTGGGTGACCGACCCTTCATCAACATTGTGAGCGGGCCCGGCGGGACGACCATCGTCCCTGCTCACAGCACCCGGTTCTTCGGCCCGGGCCAGGTCTGCCTCGATGCCCAGCAGGGGGACATGATCCTGGTCCGGCATTCGAGCCGGACGGCCAAGGCAATCCGGGCGGCCGAGCGCCTGAGGGTGCAGAAGCCCTATTGCTGGACGAACCATGCGTGTGTCGCCCTCTCGGGCGGCCCCGATGCGCTGGTCATTCAGGAGACGGGGAAGGGCTCCATCGTGACGCCCCTCGCCGAGATGGTCATGGAGTCCTACTCGGTGACCCATTTCGACACCGTGACGGAATCACAGATGACCGCCGGGGCCCAGTTTTTGCACTGCACGCTCGGTTCCGGGTACGGATTCCTGACCATCGGGGCTGATCTCATCAATGCCCTCACCGGCCTCGACATCGGCCTCGGCATTGGGAACCGGATGGTCTGCTCCACGCAGACCTGCCGCTATCTCGAGCGCCTGGGGCTCGTCCCCGATCGCTCCCCCTATGCGGTCACCCCCGCCCACCTCGCTTGGTACTTCGACATCGCAATTGAAAGGCAGGGTGCCCAATGAGCGCCGCCGAAGAGGTCTTCAACAACGAGGCATCAGCCACCATCACCGTCGGGGGGAGCACCACCCCGGCACAGGGGACGACGGAGACCTGGACCTCAGCATCCATGGCGAAGTTTGTCAACGGTGCCAGTTCTTCCGCGACCCCGCCGACCCAGTTCCGCGTCGTCGATCCCAATGCCCCGAGCGAGATCATCCTCGTCACCAATCAGAGCGGATCCGGTGGGAACACCCTCACCGTGACCAGGGGCGCGGAGGGGACCACTCCGGTCAGCCACACGGAGCCCTTCACCATCGAGGGGGTCATCACCGTCGGGGGACTGGAGAACCTGAGCTCGCCCAATAGTTGGATTCCCGCTCCGTTCAGCCTGACCTACTCGTCGACTGACACCTCGGGCCATGCCTTCACCTATTCGACGAGCGGGGACCTGACCCCCTACATCTCGGTCGGCTATCGGTTCAGGCTTCACGATTCGTCCAACGGAACCCAATATTTCATCGTCGTCGCCATCACCTCGACCACCATCACCCTCTACGGCGGCAACACCTATTCCGCCACCGGCACGATCACGCTTCCGTACTACAGCCAGGTCAACACCTACGGGTTCCCGAACTATGGGTGGAGCTCTCCGATCTTCCAAGAGGCCAACTCCTCACCCGGCTTCGTGCTCAACCCGAGCGCATCCGGGGCCGGGATCGCGGTCACCAGTCCAAGCGGTGTGACCTTCCAGGTGACCCCCACGCAGGCGAACACCTTGACGGTGGGAATGACCGTGACCGGTGCAGGAATCACAGCCGCGACCATCAGCTCGATCGCCGCACCCTCGGGCGGGACCTGCACGGTCACCCTGACCGGGACGATCGGCACCCTCACTGCTTCGACGTACCAGTTCTATCCCAATGCGGCCAGCAACAACTGGTACACCTCGACCGGCTCGGGTCTGTGGCTCCCGCCGGGGGTGTGGAATGTCGAAGCGCAAGGAACGATCTTTGCGGCGATCCTCTCCAACAACACAGCCGCCGGCGTGGCCGCATACGCGGCCATCACGACCGCACCAAGCGGTGGGTGGGTATTCGGCAACGGGAGCGGGACCTTCGCCGCCACCTCGACCAACCCGTTCGACGACGACCTTGTGGCCGCAGCGGGCTTCCTCTATGCACCCGTTCCCAGCTCGGGCACGGCGGGCGCGCAGAAGGTGATGGGGCAGGTCAGTTTGAGGAAGACCATCGTTCTCACGGCTGAGACCCAACTCTGGCTGGCCCTGGCGATCAGCAACGTGAGCGGGACACAGCCGTACCAATTGCAAGCAGGAGTCGGAGGGCAATCACCGGTGCCGGCTCCCAACTTCGTGTTCCGGGCGTCCTGCGCCTATCTGATGCCTTCGTGAGCACCTACCTCCGCTATGCAGTCCCCGGCAACTCGTGGCCCATCTGCACGGCCGGGAGCGCATCCACTCGGAAGATCACCAATACCGATGCGGCCGGGATAGCCGACGTCTGGTTGGGCATCGGAACGACAGCGAAGGTCGGCGGCGGTCCTCATCTGATGCCGGGGGAGTCTCTGTTCGTTCCCCCCGGCGAAGCGATCAATGTCTATGCACCACAGCTCTGCCGGCTGACCCAGTTCGGCGGCAGTGTCGGGGTCCTGCCGCCCTATGCGGCGGGGGACTACACCTACATCCCCGAGACGGCCCGCGCCCTTGCCGTGTCAGGTTGGTCATCAGCCGACCTCGCGCTCTTCCCCAGCGCTGGCGACGTTTGGAACGGTTGGGACGGGGCGCCTCAGCAACTGAACGCGGTCTCGACCGGAGTGCCCCCCGCCAACTGGGTTGCCGGATCGGGCATCGATATGGGCTATCTCGACCTCGAAGGGGACTGGAGCAGCACGAGCGGCAACGGGCAGGGCGTCGGAGGATACTGCGTGCCGACCCATGCCACCGCCATCACCTACAGCGGCGGATCGACCGTCGGTGACATTGCAACGCTGACCGTCGCCAGCACGTCAGGTTGGGTGCCCCCGAGCGATGGCGGTATATATCTGAGTATTGCTGCGTCGGGAGGCACGGCCTACCTCGTGGGGTCTTGGCCGGGCAGCGGCAACGTCATCAATCCTCTGTCAGGACAGTCCACCCTGAGCGTGGTTGGGCCGGTCGGAGGGTATCCCTTCACCGATCCAACTTGGACGATCAATCTCGGGGCGTCGCCCGCAGTCGTCCTGTCTCACTGTGGGCTGTTTGCCGACTACAGCTTCGCCCTCAACTGGTGCAACTGGAAGACCTCTCAGAACGAGGTCCCGATCATCTACTGCGGGTTGACGACCGGCTGGCCGAACAATCTCAACACCTACTCGCAGGTGCTCACAGAGCTCACCGCCGGGAGCTATACCGGGATCCCCCCGCTGTTCTGGGTCAGCGAGTTCGGGACTGATCCGAGCGGCATCTATGGACAGACCAGCGCCATCGCCGATGGGGTGGTCTGCTGGCAGTACGGAGAGCTCGACTCGCCGCATGGGTGGATTTCCAACCTCATCGCCTCCCAGCTCACCATCACCGAAACATAGGAGCCCGCAATGAAAGTCCAGATTGGCACCACCCACGCCCTCGATGGTGGCCAGCTCACTGAGCGCGATGCGCCCTCGGTCGCCTATCTCAACCTCCACGACTATTCCCACAATGTCGGCAGCCTGGACCCGAAGGACGTCAAGGATCATCTGGCCGATGCGCTGCTCAACCGGCGCAGCATCACTCGCCTGGGTGCCGAGAACGAGGGACTCCTGGCGGTGATCCATCCCGACGGCTTCGTGCGCTCCCATTCCGGCACTCTTCCGACCTGGATCCACTCCGATGATGATGTTCTGGCCGAATGGCTCGGCCGGTACTACGGGGTGCCGGTCCTCGGCGCCGACCAGTTGGTCGCGCTCGAGGACACGCACTGGACGCAGGCCGGCCCCCCTGGGGTCGTGCCCGGAGCGGCGACCGACCTGTCCATGCAGATCACCTCCAATGGGCGGGACATCGTGGCTCGCAACCTTGGCGGGTTCGGGGTCGGAGCGGCCGGGAAGGGGACCGCTGCCAGTGCTACCAGCCTGACGACGGCATCCACATTTGTCACCAATCAGTTCGTCGGCTATCGGATCGTGGTGGCCGACACGACCAACAACCAGTGCGTGTGGGGGAACATCACCGGAAATACAAATGCCTCCGGCGCCTCGGTTGTCAGCGTCGACCAGTGGTACAACGCTGGCGCTCCGGGCGGGGTCGCCGCGACCACTCCGGCCGCAGGGTTCGAGTTCCTAATCCTCGACGGCGGGGCACCAGCCTGGTTCGTGGGCCTCTCCGCCTCATCGACCGCGGCGGCGGGGTCTCCTCCTGATTCGCACACCTCGCTCACCTCCGAGATCACCACGTCGGGGGGCGGGCTCATTCGCAAGATCGCCCCGTGGGCACACACGGCAGGGACCAACACCTGGACCCTGGTCCCCGTCTTCACGGCCAATGGTTCGGACGCCCTGCCCGTGACCGTCTCCTCCTATGGAGTCTTCGATTCCATGGTGGCCGGCACCGCCGCAGCGATGCTCTACTACAACACCATTTCGCCGTCGGCCACCCTCGCCGCCGCGGGCGACCAACTCACCCTGACCATCACCTGCACGACGACATAGGGAAGCCCTGAATGGCCCAATCGCTGACCGCGGTTCCCGGCCTAGCCTCCTTCCCCTTCGTCCCGGCCTCGGCGCTTGGGGCGACGGATGCAGGGGCCGAGACCGCCGGCTGCTCGGACTCCTGCTCCCGGCAGTTGAGTTCGCCGCGGGTTCCCTCAGAACTGACGTTGAGCATGGATGCCGACGGCCGGCTGGAGATTCAATCTCGTTCGGCCACAGAGCCCACGCCGGCCCTCGATACAGAATCCCGCGTCGCGACCCAGGCACGGCTGCCCAGCGAGAGCTCGGCCGCTGAGGACGGCTCGGCCCGGGCCATGGATTCCGTCCGGCAGCCCACCGAGCTCACACTTTCGATGGATGCCGACGGGCGCCTCGAGATCGAGTCCCGGGCGCTGGCGGAGCTGACCCTCTCGATCGACAGCGGCTCGCGCATGGAGTCCCATCCGGCCGCGGCCAACGAGGCGGCCGGGGCCGTGGATGCGGTCCTGCGTTCTGTGGCCCTGGTGCGGGCCCGCACCGAGTTCTTGGTCGCCGTCGATGCGGAGCAGGGCCAGAGAAACCACAACCGGCCCAACACCGAGCGGGCACTTTGCTTCGATGCCAGCACTCATTTCGTCCTCGTCGATCCGCACCCCGCGACCACGGGCCGGGCAACCATTTCAGTCGGAAAGGCTTGGTCGGCGACCTTCGGTTCCATCGGGCCCGCAGGAGCCGCCGGGCTGAGCATCGCCCCCAAGTCCACCGTGAGCATTGGAGTCTGACCCATGATCGCAGTCCAACCCATCTATGCCGGCAATCAAGGCGTGGTCTTCTTCGGTTTCGAGAATGCCGAGAGCGGAGAGCCGGTCGACCCAACGACCTACTCTTTGGTCATCCAGAATGGAGATGGGTCCGCTCCCGACGTAGGGATGACCTGCACCAAGATTTCGGAGGGCTCCTATCAGGCGACCTTCGATACCACCAACCTGTCCGGGGGCTGCCGCGCCATTCTCACCAGTGACCCCGATGGGACCGTGCCCATTGTTTGTCAGACCTATGCGGTGGCCCCATTCGTGGTCAGGCCCCAGGTAGTCATCCCTTCCTAGATGGCCTCTTCAAGGTTAAGAGAGACGATGCCTCTGGCCGCCGCTTTGTTGGAGAACTGCGTGTAGATGGCCGTCGTCTCCGGGCTTGCGTGCCCGAGCATTTCCTGAGTAACGCGGATGTCCTGAGTGTTCGCATAGAGGTTGGTTGCGAACCAATGTCTCAGTTGGTGAGCCGCGGCGTCGACCCCAAGATCGCGTAGGACTCGGTTGAAGGCCGCCGACATTTGAGTCGGGGTGTACGGGCCACCCAACGGGCGGCGAAATACGATCCCGAGGTGCGGGCGAGGCAGGCACCTCAGAGCCAGCGCGACGTCGGGGTGAAGCGGCAGAAGTCGCTCCCTGGCGCCCTTTCCCCTGACCACACGGAGCAGCCTCTTCTCCTCCTCGATGTCGGCCCAATCGAGCCCGGCGATCTCCTGGCACCGGAGTCCCTGGTAGGCGGCGAGGAGTACCCAGCAACGGTCTCGTGGAGCTGCGACCTTGAGCGCCTCCGCCAGTTGGTCCGAGCTGGCGGGGCGAGGAAGGCGCCTGCGCTGTTTCGGCCTCTCCATCCGTATCGTCGGGTCCGTCTCGGCAAGCTCCTCAACGATTGCCCATCGGAAGAAGGAGCTGATGTGCGAGAGGTAGCAACAACGGGTGGCGGCGCAGATCGGGGTCTGAGCGAGGAATCCCTCGATGTCTTCTCGAGTGGCCGACAGAAGACTCAGATCGTTCAGGTGCCGAGAAAGGGACTGAATGATGAGCCCCCTCGTTCTGATCGTTGTGGCCAAAAGCCCGCGCCTCTCCTGGTATTCGTTGAATCGATCCAATAGCCCACTATTCAT